CCAATAAACGTTTCTTGGCTTCCGTGTATTTGTTTTAGATAAAATAAAGGAATAACAAATGTCGCGAGCAGACAAAATTTCACCAATACAAAATATACCAGAATACTATGCTGATTTCCCCATAAACCTGGATAAAAACCAGGTTACAGGCCAGATAGCACGCACAACCAATGAAGAGGCTGTAAAGCAGTCAATGATACATTTGGTACTAACCAGTTTCAATGAGAGACCATACCAGCCATACTTGGGCAGCCGAGTAAAAGACTCGCTGTTTGATAATATAGACGACCCAATGGTAGTCGAGGAAATAAGATCATCCATTGAAGATTGTATAAAAAATAATGAGAGACGGGCAACAGATGTACAAGTTTCAATAGAGCCAAGCCTGGATCAGAGTGCATATAATGTGCAAATTCTCTTCAGCCTTATAAATATAACAGCAGTATTTGTCGCTAACTTTACTCTAGAACGGATTCGATAATGGCCAACACAAGTTCGGTAAACTTAATAGATTTAGACTTCTTTCCTCTGAAAGCAAACTTCAAGAACTATTTACGCAATCAGCCCCAATTTAAAGATTATGATTTTGATGGTTCAAACATCAATGTTCTATTGGATTTGCTGGCATATAACACCTTTAAAAATAGCTTCTATACAAATATGTTATTCTCGGAAGCTTTCATTGATACTGCGCAGCTTCGTGGTTCTCTAGTATCACACGCCAAGGAATTGAACTATGTTCCTGGTTCAAGTCGTTCGAGCAAGGCCAGAATTAAGGTAGATTTTGAAGCCACCAGTGAGAATCAACCATACATTATCGCCAAAGGCCAAACCTGCTCTGCTATTGTAAAAAATTCTAATTTTACATTTTCTATTCCCGAGACCATTTCAGTATCATCTGCTAACACTTCATTCAGTTTTGAAACTGATATATATGAAGGTGTCTATGTCAAGGACTCTTATGTATTCCAACAAATTGGTGAAACCATCCCAAGGTATGTTATCACAAACAAAAACGTAGACATTGATAGCATAACAGTAATTGTATATTCAGACAACTCAGTTGAAGGTGAAATTTACACACTCAGCAAAACCCTGCTCGATTTAAATTATAAGTCGGAAGTGTATTTCCTTCAATGCTCAGACAACGAACAATATGAAATATACTTTGGCGACAACGTAATTGGCAAGAAACCAAGTGATTATTCTACTATCGTTATTGACTATAGAATATCTAGTGGTCCTACGGCTGATAATGCACTAAAATTTGTTTTGAACTTTAACCCAACCGGACCTGATAGTGAATTGACTTCTAGTACTGATGTTACCACCATTGAAGTGTCCAAGGGCGGTTCAAACCCGGAAACAGCCGAATCAATACGTTACTATGCACCTCGTGCTTTTCAGGTTCAAGAAAGAACTGTCATAGCACAGGATTATGAGATTGCACTAAAATCTCATTTTCCAGAAATCAATGCGGTACACGCCTATGGCGGCGAGAATGTAAATCCGCCTCAATTCGGCCGAGTGTTTATTGCTGTTGATATTTCCAATGTTGAAGGATTTCCATATTCCAAAAAGCAAGAGTATATGACATTCGTTAAGAATCGAGCGCCATTCACCATTGAACCAGTTTTTGTTTCTCCTGATTTTTCATATCTAGCCGTCGATGCAATAATTCGTTACAACATCAATAGTACAAAAGTCAATTCTGAAACAATCAGAACTGTAATTGTCAACACTGTTCTGAATTATAGAGATGAAAATCTTTCAGACTTCAATGTAACATTTAGAAGTTCGAAACTAGCAGACAAAATCAATGATGCTGATGCATCAATTGTATCATCAACACTTGCCACACGCCTTTATAAGAAAGTGGATATTACATTAGGCACTGAACAGAATTTAATATTAAAATTTGATTGTGAACTTATTGATGATATTCCGATAAAGGCAACTTCTTATCCTGCTGGTGACGTTTATACACTTATATCATCTCAGTTTATATATAGAGGCCAGACTTGTTTGCTACAAGATGATGGCGATGGTAAGATTAGGGTTGTTAGCACCAATGGTGATACTAACTTCAAATTGTCTGATGTTGGAACCATTAATTATAAAACTGGTCAAATAAATCTATCAAAAATCCAAGTCGATACCTTTACCGGAAGCGGTGTTAAGATATATGTTAGACCCAAAGATGCAGATATTTACGTTAATACAAACACAATCTTAACAATCGAAGAATCCGAGATAGACGTATCAGTGGAGCAACTTAGAATTTAATGGATAAAATTGGTCTTACTCTATCAAATTTGATTGAGCAACAATTTCCTGAAGTATATCGGGAAACTGGCCCGATACTTGTCGCCTTTGTGGAAAAATACTATGAATGGTTAGAGCAAAAATCAGCAAGCAAAGACGAATATTTCCCTTTTAGAGTTTCAGTTAAAAACCTAGGTGCTAATGTAGTTGGCTTCAGAACTTCGTTTACAAATCAGTTTGTGGCTGGTGACCAGATTGCAATCTGTAAAGACGAACAGACTGACGACTATGATATGTACACTGTCAAGACAGTTGCGAATAACACACTAATAACTTTATCAAACACTAAGCTACCAAACTTTACCGCATCTAAGGCATTATATTCAACAGTGTCTGATAAGCCAAACGCATTGTTTGTCACCAGAAACTTTTTTGACATAAAAGATATTGATAACACTTTTGATGAATATGTTATTTATTTTAAAGAAAAATATCTGAAAAACCTTCAGTTTAGAACCATCACTGATACTAAGACCCTAGTTAAACACTCACTTGACCTTTATCGTTCTAAGGGAACGAATCGATCAATTGACCTGTTGCATAAGATCGTTTTTGGTAAACCAGCTTCTGTGTATTATCCCAAAACAGACCTGTTCAAATTATCATCTGGCGAATGGTATATTCCACAATACATAGAACTATCATTAAACCCCAACAACCCAACTTTGGTAAATAAAGAAGTCCAAGGAACATTATCTGGCGCTATAGCCTTCATCGAACAAATCATTAGAAGAAATTCAGGATCCAAAATAATCGAAATAGCATATATTTCTGCTATCTCAGGAAACTTCATTACAGGCGAAAAGATAATGCCTGTTGATAAATCATTAGACATTAATGATGTACCAACAATTGTTGGCTCATTAAATGACATACAAGTTGATGTGTCTGGCACAGGCGAGAATTTTGAAAACAATGAAATAGTAGAGATTACATCAATCAACGGCCGCGGCGGCAAAGCCAAGGTTGCCTCAATTGCTAGCTCAGTTGGTCAGTTAAGCTTCGCGCTGGCTGATGGTGGTTATGGCTACGCAAATACAATTCAGGTGTCTAATACTCAAGGCACTGTTGATGTTGTAACCGGGAACACAACAGTAACTGGCACATCAACACTATTCCAAACAGATTATACCAATGGCGATTATATATCTATTTGGTCCAACTCATCAACATATCAAACAGCACAAATCATTTCTATTACAAGTAATACTGAGTTAGCTGTCAACACCGTTATATCATTTACAAATGCTACTACTAAATCAGCTTACACTAGATATTTTGCTCAAACATTTGTGTCTGACAGTATTCTAACACTGGATAATGTTACATTTGACCCATTGTATAACAATTTTGAATATTTTCCTTTTCTAGGTTCTGTATCTCAACCATTAGCAACTTTGACATATGTTAATGCCAATAATGATTTTACTGTTGGTTCAAACGTGTACACTTGGCACGCCAATAACGACCCAAAAGGTAGTGCTGTTGTTCTTAGTGTTGGCAAGACCACAGCTGTTTCTGGATTACTAACTGTTTCAGTTCGTTCTGGTACAATGAACGACAACACAGTTTTGACATTTGGAAACACTGTAGCTGCCAACATTAGCGTGTTTGCCGACATAACGGCAACGGCAAATGTAATTGGTAACTATTCGAATGTTACTGTAGAATGTACTACTACACCAACATTTACGATAGGCGAAGATATAATTCAAGTGGCTTCTGGTGCTGAGGGAACTGTATCAGCTATTAATGGAAACTCTGTTATTATTGATTTTAGTACTGGTATATTCAAAAACGGATTTAATATGGTTGGTGAAACATCTGGGGCTGAATCAACCGTAAAATCTGTAAGCATTAATATTGGTGTTATCAAAACTGTAAATGATTTTAAAACGCTTGATGGAAACTTATTGACAACATCATATATGAATACTGGTATTGTAACTGCCAAATCACAAGGATCTGGCGCTGCCGCGACCTTTTCTAAAGAACTTACCAACACCGAAGTCATTACAATTTCCAGTGGGCCGTATATTAGGGACTATCTTACCTTGGCATTGAATATAACCTGGCCGTTTCCGGCATATCCAACAGCCAACCTTAACACAATAATTGCTGATACATTTACAACCGCCAATCTAACCATTGGAAAAGTGGAAGGACTGCTATCATTCAGTCCTGGCATTCAATATAACAAAATT